ATGGGCAACCAAAAGAAAACCAGAGTCAAACAGCAGTACTACATTCCACTGGAAGTGAAGGAGGAAACGATCATCACGAAGGAATATGAAAACGCGCCACGGCAGTGGTCGAAAATCGGGAACAAGATGGTCCGCACCATCCTCATCCCGGCTACCAAAGAACAGTACGAGGCCTATATGCGGCCGGAGTGGAAGGAAGACAAGCGTCAGCAGCGGCTGGCCGAGAAACGGCGGAAGCGGGAACAGGCCCAGGAGGAACACCGGGTGGATCCGTCCGTCCAGGGCTGGGACACGGCCGTTTCCTTTGAAGAATTGCATGATACGGGATATGGATTTATGGACGATACCCGGCAGGACACCCCTGATGCCATTTTGGAAAAGGAAGAGCTTCTGGATGCCCTGCACAGAGAGCTGGCCAAGCTGGAAGAACTGGACCAGACCATCCTGCAGATGGCCATGAATGGAAGCAGTGAAGCCGCCATCGGTCGGAAAGTTGGTCTTTCCCAGAAAGGGGTCAACAAAAGGAAACACCGGCTCCTGGAACAGCTCCGGGAACGTCTGGAGGACTACCGGTAACGGGAACAGAAGATCCGGCTAAAAAATTTCTGGCCGGATTTCTAAAAATGGGTACTTATCCTAGGGGAACTTGTCCTGTTATGGATGAAGGGCAAAACAAGAAGCCCCTGGAGAGGAGGACAAGCCATGGAAAATGGACAAATGCTGAGAAACCGAAGTCAGGACCTGGACCGGGAACTGGCTGGGGTACTAATGAAAATCAGCGACACAGCGGAACGGGCTGCTAGGAATCTCATGATCCTGAGAAGCAAGAGAAAATCGAAAGGAGTCAATCTCAATGAAAGAGGAAACGTTGGTCAAATTATCCGTTGAACTGGAAAACTGTGGAAAAGCCCTGTTGAAGATTGCGGAAGCCATGAAGTTCAAGGAGGAAGCTCCGGCTCCGGAACCTCCAAAGAATGAGGTGGTTCCTACAAAACTCACCCTGGAAGAGGTGCGGAAGGTGGCGGCGGATAAATCCCGTCAGGGATTCACAGATGAAGTCCGTAGGCTGATCCAGAAGTATGGGGCCGACAAGCTGTCCAGTATGAAGCCGGAGAAGTATGAGGCCTTTTTGAAAGACCTGGAGGTGATGGGCCATGCCGGGTAACCACGCGGTTCTTTCCGCTTCGTCCAGTTACCGGTGGCTGGCCTGTCCGCCGTCTGCGCTGGAGTGTGCCAAACTGCCGGATGTGCAGAGCGACTTTGCCAAACAGGGGACGGAAGCCCATGCCCTGTGCGAATACAAGGTGAAGAAGGCCCTGGGGGAGAAGGTGACGAACCCCACAAAGTCCCTCACCACCTTCGATGAAGAAATGGCCGAATGCACCGATGCCTATGCCCAGTTTGTGCTGGAGAGCCTGGCAGCGGCCAAAACCGTCTGTAAGGATCCTCTGGTGCTGGTGGAGCAGCGCCTGGACTTTTCCCGGTGGGTGCCGGAGGGATTCGGAACCGGGGACTGCCTCATTGTGGCAGATGACACCCTGACCGTCATCGACTATAAGCACGGGTTGGGAGTGCTGGTGGATGCAGAGAAGAATCCCCAGATGATGTGTTATGCCCTGGGGGCCCTGGATCTTTTTGACGGGATCTACGATATCCAAAAGGTGTCCATGACCATCTTCCAGCCTAGGCGGGAAAACGTCAGTACCTACACTCTGCCCAAGGAAGAATTGCTTCAATGGGCAGAAACGGTGCTGAAGCCTACTGCAGACCTGGCGGCCAAGGGAGAAGGGGAATACAAGGCTGGTGACCACTGCCGGTTCTGCAAGATCCGGGCCACCTGTCGGAAACGGGCCGAGTACAACCTGGAGCTGGCCAAGTACGACTTTGCCATGCCATCCACTCTGGAAGATCCAGAAATGGAAGCCATTCTGGCCAAAGCCGATGAACTGGTAAGCTGGGTTGGGGACGTGAAAGATTATGCCCTACAGCAGGCTCTTTCCGGCAAGACCTGGGCCGGGTGGAAAGTGGTGGAAGGCCGGTCCAACCGGAGGTACGTTAATGAAGAAGCGGTTGCCGCCAAAGTGGAAGAGGCAGGATATTCTCCCTATGAGAAGAAACTCCTGGGGATTACGGCCTTGACCAAACTGTTGGGAAAGAGACGGTTTGATGAACTTCTGACCGATTTGATTGAAAAGCCCCAGGGCAAGCCGGTCCTGGTCCCGGAAACGGATAAACGGCCGGCCATGCATACGGCGGCAGATGATTTTTCTAAGGAAAATGAAGGAGGAAACAAGAATGTCTAAGAGTTATGTGAATCCGTGCAAAGTAATTACTGGAGTGAATACCCGTTGGAGTTATGCCAATGTGTGGGAACCCAAATCCATTAATGGGGGAACGCCCAAATACAGTGTCAGCCTGATCATCCCCAAATCCGACACCAAGACGGTGGAAAAGGTCCGGGCAGCCATTAAGGCTGCCTACCAGGAAGGGGAAGGGAAACTGAAAGGGAACAGCCGGGTAGTCCCGGCCCTGGAAGCCATCAAGACCCCACTTCGGGACGGGGATCTGGAACGGCCGGGAGATGATGCCTACAAGGATAGCTTCTTTATCAATGCCAACTCTGCCACTCAGCCGGGCATTGTAGATGCCAACTGTCAACATATTCTGGAACGCTCTGAAGTGTATTCCGGGGTGTATGGCCGTGCTTCCATCAGCTTCTATGCTTTCAACAGCAATGGGAATAAAGGCATCGCCTGCAGCCTGAACAACTTGCAGAAGATCCGGGACGGGGAACCTCTGGGCGGCAAGCCTCGGGCAGAGGACGACTTTGCCACGGCGGATGATGAGGATTTTCTTGGGTAAGCGGATAGAAGAACGGAAGGTGGCGGTGTTCCAACTGCCACCTTTTTCTATAAGGAGAAAGGTATGAAAACTCTTTCGTTGGATCTGGAAACCTATAGCGATGTGAACCTGGCCAAGTGTGGTGTGTACAAGTATGCAGAATCCCCGGCCTTTGAAATCCTTCTTTTTGGATATGCGGTAGATGGGGGAGCGGTGCAGGTCATCGACCTGGCTCAGGGGGAGACCATTCCGGAAGAAATTCTGGATGCCCTCACCGATGATACTGTTACTAAATGGGCCTTCAATGCCAATTTCGAGCGCGTGTGTCTCTCCCGGTATCTTACCGATCTGGGGCGGAGCGTGGACCCCTTCCAGGATCAGCATCCTCTGTCTCAAGAATGTGCCCGGTTCTTGAGTCCTGCAGGGTGGAAGTGCTCCATGGTCTGGTCCGCTTATATGGGGCTGCCTCTTTCCTTGGAAGGAGTAGGGGCCGTGCTGAATCTGGACAATCAAAAAATGAAGGAAGGGCGGGAACTGATCCGGTATTTTTGCGTTCCCTGCAAGGAAACCAGGACCAACGGCGGCCGGACCAGGAACCTTCCTCAACATGCTTTGGACAAATGGAACCAGTTCAAAAGTTACAACAAACGGGACGTAGAAGTGGAAATGGCCATCCAGCAGCGATTGCAAAAGTACCCGGTGCCGGAACAGGTGTGGGAGGAATACCATTTGGACCAGGAGATCAACGACCGGGGCATTGCCATTGACCTGGAACTGGCCAAACAAGCGGTGGCCATGGATGCCAAAAGCCGGGAAAGCCTGATGGCAGCCCTGAAAGAAAAGACCGGGCTGGAGAATCCCAATTCCGTCCTTCAGATGTTGGGATGGCTCGAAGACCATGGATTAAAGACGGACTCCCTGGGGAAAAAGCAGGTGAAGGAATTATTGAAAACGGCCCAGGAGCCTCTCCGCAGTGTGCTGCAGCTCCGTCAAAAGCTGGCCAAGTCCTCGGTGAAGAAGTACCAGGCCATGGAGAATGCAGTCTGCGAAGACGGGCGAGCGAGAGGAATGTTCCAGTTTTATGGAGCCAATAGGACCGGACGGGTTGCCGGCCGGCACATCCAATTGCAAAATCTTCCCCAGAACCATCTGCCGGACCTTTCCGAAGCCCGGGAGCTGGTGCGCCAGGGAAACTACGAAGCCCTGGACCTTCTCTACGATTCCATTCCCGATGTGCTGTCTCAGTTGATCCGGACGGCTTTTGTGCCCAGGGCGGGGATGAAGTTTGTGGTTTCGGACTTCTCAGCCATTGAGGCGCGAGTCATTTCCTGGATGGCCGGGGAAAAGTGGAAGTCGGCAGCTTTTGCAGCCGGGAAGGACATCTACTGCTCAACGGCCAGCCAGATGTTTGGGGTCCCGGTGGTGAAACATGGAGTCAACGGGGAACTCCGTCAAAAGGGGAAAATCGCAGAACTGGCCTGTATAGCAGAAGGTCAGCTTGTCCTTACAGACCATGGCCTTATCCCCATTGAGAAAGTAACAACGGATGACCGTGTGTGGGATGGAAATCACTGGGTAAAGCACGAAGGTGTGGTTTATAAAGGGGAAAGAGAGGTCATTACCTATGAAGGACTCACAGCTACTGCCGACCACCTGGTTTGGGTGCAGGGGAAACAAGAGCCGGTACAGTTTGGAATCGCCGCCTCCAGCGGCGCACATCTCCTGCAAACCGGAAATTGTAGGAAAGCAATACGGATGGGTGAAAATCATCAGTCCGGAAAAACGTTGGAACAAGAAGCAGAACCATTGTTATGTATTGACGCAATGCCAGGGCTGCGGCTCCATCCAATGGACTCTGTTCGATGCTCTGGTAAGCGGCAAAAGCAAGGGATGTCAGCATTGTTCGCAAACAAGAAAAATACCTTTGTGGCTCTACAAACGTTTGACGGCAGCCAAACAACGCTGCGAAAATCCGAGGGATCCTGGGTATCCGAATTATGGAGCACGGGGAATCCGTTTCATGTTTCCAAGTGTACTTGCAGCAGGGTTATATTTGCTGGAGCATTTCGGTATTCCAGAAAGAGGATACGAAATCGACCGAATCAACAACAATGGAGATTATGCTCCGGGAAATCTCCATATGGTCCCATTGAAGGTGAATCGGGGCAATCGCCGATTAACGGTACTGTCGGAATTCCAACAGAAATATTGGCCGTATGCTTACACAACTGTGATACGGAAACTGACGCACGGAGAAAGCAGAGAGCAGATTATAAAGGACGCAGTGGAAGCAGTGAAAGAGAAACGAAAAAGGTGGCATATCATAAGCGCACGGCTCGACTTTATGACATACGAAATGCCGGACCATATCACCGTTTTACCGTATCGGGATGTCTCGTCCACAACTGTGGCTATGGCGGGTCTGTTGGAGCACTGAAGGCCATGGGAGCCCTGGACATGGGAATCCCGGAAGAAGAACTGGGGTCCCTGGTCCAGTCCTGGCGCTCAGCCAATCCACATATTGTGGATTTTTGGTGGCAGGTGGATGGGGCTGTGAAGACCGCCATCAAGCAGCGGATCCCCGTCTGGGTGAATAACATCCGGTTCGTCTGTCAAAGCGGCATGCTGTTCATCGAACTCCCAAGTGGCCGGCAGCTTTCCTATGTGAAACCTCGGATCGGGGAGAACAAGTTCGGCGGGGAATCCGTAACTTATGAAGGCATCGGGGCCACCAAGAAGTGGGAGCGCCTGGAAAGTTACGGGCCCAAGTTCGTGGAAAACATCGTACAGGGAACGGCCAGGGACATTCTTTGCTACGCCATGCAGACCCTTCGGTGCTGTGCCATTGTGGGTCACGTCCATGATGAACTGATCATCGAGTGCAGTAAAGAGGTCAGTGTAGATGCCATCTGCGAGCAGATGAGTCGGACCCCACCCTGGGCGGAGGGATTGGTACTTCGGGCAGATGGGTATGAGTGTGCGTTTTATCAGAAGGACTGAAAAATAAAAGAAGCGGCCGCAAGGGAACCATCTCACTTGTGGCCGCTTCTTCTTTCAGTTATCTTTGTTTACCTGTTTCTTCTTCGTTTCATAGAGTGCGATTTGGTCAGGGGATAGAAATTCTGCCAGGCTTAAGGGCGGCAAGGGAGTACCGAATATCCAGGAAAGGCTTCGAATGAAATTCACGGTCTCAACTGACCGGTCAAAATATTTTACTTCTTCGTCCAGAACGGACTGGTTGCAGTACGCATCAAATCGTTCCCGTAAGTAGTTCCGGAGCCTTTCCTCGTCGGAAAAATTTTTCTGCATCTGGAGCTTGAAATAATTGATGGATTTCTTTTTGCTGATTTTACATTTTCTGGTATGAAAAGAATAGGAAAAAGTAAGGAGACTGGAATCAGCGGTTTTCTCTGAAACGGCTTCTAACCGGAAACAGAGGGTGGAGTCCATGGTATCGACTTCTTCGAGATGGACCGTTTCATATCCTCTGTCAAGGGCATAAAAGAAGGCCAGTATTCCCTTGAGCCCAGGTTCATAGAAGATAAAGTGATCATACGATCTAAGATTCCGCCCTTTATATTTCAGGCGGTACCATTCGCCACCAGATAAATCAAATTGAAATTTCAAGACATCCTGGGTTGCAAAATCAAGGCTGCAGTCAGAGACTTTTGCTTTCTTTGCAAAAAATAAGTCATCCGGAATATGCTGCAGCAACTCATCCATCTTTTCATCCCGAGAGGACTCCGCGGGATGGACTTTCTGCTTTTCCATATTGGTGATACGCCTCCTAAAACAGGAAATCATCAGGCCGAAAAGGCACTTTCTATAACAATATCATAACGAAGTTGACCCAGAAAGACAACCAGAGATTCTGCTCAAAATTTTTCTCTTTTTTGGTACTTAACCCCGCGGATTCTGTCCTGTTACAGGTAGAGAAGAAAATCTTCTCTAGTCCATGTAGCGGGATTGGAATCTGCTGTTTATTTTTTGAAGGAGTGATAACGCCATGTTTTATGTGAAGGAGCCGATTACGGACAATATGGAATTCCAGATGGAAATTATGGACAAGAATGTGTTTTGTCGGTGTCCGGTTTGCGGGAAGGAAGTGCCGGTGAACCTGGAAGAAGTCTTGGGCAAAGGAAAAGGGGACTTATTCGGGACAGCCGTCTTGTGTGAAGACTGTTCCCGGGAGCTGATGGAGGTGGGCCATGGAAATGGATCAAAAGCGGAATGCTGAACATTATCCAGATCCCACGGCTTATCAGGCTATCCGGAATGCAGAGCCGCCCAGGTTTCCCTTCCGACCGGTAGTGTACGTTTGTTCACCTTATGCAGGAGACGTGGAAAGAAATGTCCTGCGGGCTCGGCGCTGCTGCCGGTACGCCGCAGACCATGGGTGCATTCCCCTGGCGCCCCATCTGTTCCTGCCCCAGTTCCTGGATGAAAAGACGGAACGGAATCTGGCTCTTTTTATGGGGATTGCTCTTTTGTCCAAATGTGCGGAACTTTGGATTTTTGGGGAGACCATCTCCCAAGGAATGGAACTGGAGATCCGCTATGCCCAGAAAAAGGGAAAGCCCATCAAGTATATCAGTGAGGTGATCTAGGTGAAATTTACATTATTTACGGCATCCTATACAGGGGTGGAATCCAACTGCCGGTATCCTCAGAAACGGGAAATCCAAAATGCTCAGGACCTAAAAGTGGCGGCTCAATTCGATCATGTTTGCGCGGCCTACAAAAACAGCTACCGGAGCCGGGATAACTTCCTTTGGTCCGATGTGGCCGTCATGGATTGTGACAATGATCATACGGAAAATCCCCGGGAATGGGTGAGTGGAGAACAGTTCCTGGCCCAGGTGCCCCGGGTGGCTGTGGCCATCGTCCCTTCCCGGAATAATGGGAAAGCCAAAGACGGCCGGAAAGCCCGGCCTCGGTTCCATGCCTATTTCCCCATTCCGGAGATGCAGGACGAAGAAGCCTACACGGCCCTGAAGCAGGCCATCTGGGAGGTGTTCCCTTTCTTTGACGGAAAGGCCCTGGATGCGGCCCGGTTCCTTTATGGCACAGATGTCGATCCGGAAGATATCCTCTGGCAGGAAGGGGAGATGACGATAACTGAATTCCTGACTGGCCGGGAACCAGTGGAACATGACCAGATGGAGCCACCCCTGTACACGGGAAATTCCATCCCCGAAGGCAGCCGTAACAACACTATGTCCCACTTCGCCAGCCGGGTGCTGAAACGTTTCGGGGATACGGAAAAAGCGTATGAAGCCTACCTGGAAAGGGCAGGAAAATGCGACCCGCATTTGCCGGAAAAGGAACTGGGGACCATCTGGAAAAGCGCACTGAAATTTTTCAGGAACAAAATCGAAGGCAGTGAAGGGTATGTCCCACCAGAGGAATATGACAATGTATTCAGCAAAGGTATTTTGAAGCCGGAAGATTACTCCGATATGGGGGAAGCGAAAGTACTGGCCATGGCTTGTATTGGGAAACTTCGGTATACGAGTGCCACAGACTATATCGCCTTCGTTGGTGACCACTGGTATGAAGACCGGGCGAAGGCCCTCGGAGTTATTGAAGATTTTATGGATGACCAGTTGAAAGATGCAGGAGAGAAGATTCGCTTGGCGGAAGAAGCCCTGGTTGCCATCGGAGTCTCAGAGGCCGAGGTAAAGTCCAGAAGCAAGACCCTTGTGAACCAGATTCCCGAGAAAAGCTGGGATTGCTTTTGGCCCTGCAGGGAGCTGATGCCTACAAAAAATTCGTCATGAGGTACCGCAACTACCGGTATATCGTGAACACCCAGAATGCAGCCAAACCGATGCTGGCTCTGGATGTCAGTGAACTGGACTATGATCCGGAACTCCTCAATACACCTGAAGCTACGTATGACTTAACCCAGGGAACGAGGGGAAGCCATCCTCACGATCCGGATGACCTGATCACGAAAATTACGGCCTGCTCTCCGGGGGATAAGGGAATGGAACTCTGGCAGGAGAGCCTTGACCTTTTCTTCTGCCATGACCGGGAACTGATCCAGTATGTTCAGCAGATTGTTGGGATGGCAGCTGTTGGAAGAGTCTATGCCGAACAGATGATTATCGCCTATGGTGGCGGGGCAAATGGTAAATCCACCTTCTGGAATACCATCGCCAGGGTCCTTGGCACCTATTCCGGAAAAATTTCTGCAGATGCCCTGACCATGAGCTGCAAGCGAAACGTGAAACCCGAGATGGCAGAACTCAAGGGCAAACGGCTCATCATTGCATCAGAACTGGAAGAAGGGCAGCGTCTCAATACAGGAATGGTCAAACAGATTTGTTCGATTGATCCCATTGAGGCAGAAAAGAAGTACAAGGATCCATTCCATTTCGTACCCTCCCACACCCTGGTTCTTTACACCAACTACCTGCCCAAGGTGACGGCTAACGATGATGGTACCTGGCGCAGACTGATCGTCATTCCCTTCAACGCCAAGATTACCGGCAAGAGTGACATCAAGAACTACTCGGACTATCTGTTCGAACATGCAGGCCCTGCCATTCTGAAGTGGGTCATCGAGGGGGCGGAAACTGCTATCCGAAAGGGATTTAAAATCGAGGAACCGAAAGCAGTGCGGAATGCAGTGGAAAAATATCGGGAGGACAATGACTGGCTGGGGCAGTTTCTGGAGGATCACTGTGAAATTGACCCATCATTCACAGAGAGATCAGGGAAACTGTATCAGCATTACCGGGTCATCTGTCTGCAGAGCGGTGAATACATCAGAAGTACCACGGATTTCTATGGAAACCTGGAAAAGGCGGGATTCTTCCGTCATCGCACACGGGATGGAAGTTTTGTCCGTGGTTTGAAACTGAAGGAAGGACAGGATTTCCTGGACTAAATCTGGAAAGGTGTGACGCTCATGATACTCTCATTACTAAGTTCCTATAGGGATAAAAATAAATATACCTATATAAGAAGTTAAGAGTGGGATAAACATGAGTGTCACACCTCCAAAAAGTAAGGGAGGATAAGATTATGATTTATAAAAAAGAACGGACGCTTGACCTTTACAAGGAAGCTGGAGCAGAAATGAGACTGTTCATGGCTCTAGCTGATATACTTGTACTCCACATTTCTCAGGTTCTTTTGGCTCCGGATACGGATAAGTTTTTACGGGCCATTCAAAAGATTGATGAAGTGCGTTCCCGGGCAGAAGATAAATATGTTCCATGACCATCCGGAAATCAGCAATGAGTACCTTGATGTGTTTTACGGGAATTTCATCGAAAAACCGAGAAATGTCGTTGATGAAGAAATCAGGGCCCTGGCGAAGGAAAAAACGGATGAACTTTTTAAGAGAGAAACAGATTGAACACAGCCTGGTGACGGCAGTTCGGAAACAGGGCGGTCTGGCCCTGAAGTTCGTGTCTCCGTCCTATGCCGGCATGCCGGACCGGCTGGTCCTTCTGCCTGACGGGAAAATGGCCTTTGTGGAAGTGAAGGCACCTGGGAAGAAACCACGGGTGCTGCAAGAGAAACAGCACAGGATGCTGCGGGCCCTTGGCTTTCAGGTGTTTGTCCTGGATGATGCCAGCGCCATTCCCGGGCTGCTGAAGAAAATTGCGGAAGGAGGTGAGACCCCATGAAATTCGTACCCCATGCGTATCAGCAATACGCCATCGAATACATCAAGACTCATCCGGTAACGGCGCTTCTCCTGGACATGGGTTTGGGAAAGACGGTGACCACCCTTACGGCCATCCGGGACCTGATGCAGGACACCTTTGAAGTCCAGCGGGTCCTTGTGGTGGCTCCCCTTCGGGTGGCTCGGGACACATGGCCGGAGGAGATCCGGAAATGGGACCACCTGAAAGATCTCACCTGCAGCGTGGTGGTGGGCACCGTGACGGAAAGAAGGCGGGCCCTCCAGAAAGCGGCGGACATCTACATCGTGAACCGGGAGAACCTGGTGTGGCTCTCCCGGAACTGCCGACTGGATTTTGACATGGTGGTCCTGGACGAACTTTCCTCTTTCAAGAATCCCCAGGCCCAGCGGTTCAAAGCCATGAAGGCCCTGCGGCCTAAGGTGAAACGGATTGTGGGCCTTACAGGAACTCCCAGCGGTAATGGGCTTATGGACCTGTGGGCCGAATTCCGGCTTTTGGATATGGGGGAAAGACTAGGAAAGTACATCAGCCAGTACCGGAACACCTACTTTCAGCCGGACAAGCGGAATGGAATGGTGGTCTTTTCCTACAAGCACTTGCCAGGAGCGGAAGAAGCCATCTACCGGAAAATTTCGGATATCACCGTCTCCATGAAGGCCACGGACTACCTGAAGATGCCGGACCTGGTGAGCGTCCGGACCGAGGTGAATCTTTCAGAAGCGGAACGGAAGCGGTATCAAGATTTCAAAAAGTCTCTGGTGATGGAACTGCCAGGCGGGGAAGTGACAGCAGCCAATGCGGCTTCCCTGACGTTGAAGCTCACCCAGATGGCCAACGGAGCCATCTATACCGATGATGGGAAGACCATCCATCTTCACGACCGAAAGTTGGATGCCTTGGAAGATCTGGTAGAAAGTGCCAATGGCCGGCCGGTGCTAGTGGCCTATTGGTTCCGTCATGACAAGGAGCGGATCTGTCAGCGGATGGAAGCTAGGGAGCTGAAGTCATCCCAGGATTTTGCAGACTGGAATGCCGGGAAGATTCCGGTGGCTCTCATTCACCCAGCTTCTGCCGGCCATGGCCTCAACCTGCAGCAGGGTGGGTCCATCCTGATCTGGTTCGGGCTCACCTGGAGTTTGGAACTGTACCAGCAAACGGTGGCCAGGCTCTGGCGGCAGGGACAGGAAAGCCGGACGGTGATTGTCCAGCACATTGTGACCAAGAGCACCATTGACGAACGGATTCTGAAAGCCCTGGAAAAGAAAGACAGTTCTCAAGCGGCATTGATTGAAGCTGTCAAAGCGGATTTGGAGGAAAAAGCATGAACGCCAAAGAGTATTTGCAACAGGGATTCTACCTGGATAAAAAAATAGAGAGCAACCTGCGGGAAGTAGCCGAACTGCGGCACCTTTGCCTGGGAATCTCCGCAGCCGGACTGGAAGAAAGCCACAACCCCAACCGGCCTACAGAAGCACCCTTTGTCCGGACACTTGAAAAGATCTGGGAGAGGGAGCAGGAAATCAATCGGGAAGTGGACCATCTGGTGGATCTGAAGTATGAAATCGGTCAGGTCATCGATCAGGTGGAAGATGAAGCCCAGCGGTTGGTACTTCGAGATCGGTACATTCATTTCGATGCCTGGGAGGACATTGCCCGGAGCATGGGCAAAGGAATCCGATGGGTCTACACAGTCCATGGGGAAGGGATGGCAGCTGTTGAAAAAATTTTGGAGGCGTGCAGTGAATTGCAGAAAAATGCAGTAGATACACACTAGAATTTAATAGCCCCTTCGTGGTATGATAAACTCACGAGAAAAGGGAATAAAGACAAGCCTTGCAGGATGTAAAAATCCTACAAGGCTTTTTTTATACAAGGGAGTAGACTTTTTCAGGAATCTTCCCCGTTTCTTGATATTCCATAAAAGCATTATCAAGAAGCCGAAGGGCTATGAAATCAAACTTTTTAGTGTTGGCAGAATCTGAGTAAAATTTCCAGGCGAACCGAGAGTTATCTATTTCGATTAAACCTTTTTCCACTGCATTGCATACTATATCAATACAAGAAATATAGACGGGTCTAGTAACCAGCTTTTTCCTGCCAGATGGCATCTTTTTTATCTTTTGATGGATTTCTGGACCGACAAAACATTTCTTTGGGATCAGGATAGAACCATCAAGTGTGTAATCATCGTTCTTACATTCAGGGAGGTTCCAGTTGAAGGCACCATATGCGTAGAGCACATAGGTATTATCTTCATTTACTTTTTTTGCAATACCGCCGTAACCCAGACTCATGAGGTGCGCTCCTTCCCATTGTTTTTCTTATTTTATTGTAAGTTAAACCCTGTGAAAATACAATCGTGGGGTAGCCTTGCAGAGAAATCTGCAGGGCTTTTTTCATGCCTGAAAGGAGGTGGCAGCTGTGCCGAGAAAACCAAAACGACCCTGTTCTTTTCCTGGCTGCCCGAACCTGACGGACGGGCGGTACTGTGAGAAGCACCAGAAGATCATCGCCAAACGGTATGAAAAGTATGAACGTAGTCCTGCAACAAAGAAACGGTACGGCAAATCGTGGAAGAAGATCCGGGATGCTTACGTGTCCAGCCATCCTCTCTGTGAACTCTGCCTGAAGAACGGCCGGTACGTGGTGGCAGAAGAAGTCCACCATAAGAAACCTCTGGCCGAAGGTGGTACCCATGCCTGGAACAACCTGATTGCCCTGTGCAAAGCCTGCCATGCCCGGATCCATGCCCAAAGAGGAGATCGGTGGCACCAGAAAGTCACAAGAAAAAGTGAACTCTCAGAATGATAAATCTGAAACAAAGTGACATACCCAGGGGGCGTATGAATCTCTGGAAGCCCGGAAAGCCAGAACGGGCGAGGGGTCACGCGCACAAAAAACGCGTATTCAAACAAGGTATTGACCCATGGAAATAAGGGGGGTGTGAAAAATAGCCAAAGACGGAACCATGCGAGGCGGACTCAGAGTCGGCCAGGGCCGGAAACCCAGGGCCCTGCTGGACAAACTGCCAGACAATCCGGGGAAACGGCCGCTGAAAGTGATGGACATACCGGAAGGAGCGGACCTTAACGGAGAAGACATGCCGGAACCAAAAGCCTACATGAAGGAAAAACAGAGAAACGGTGGGAAGCTGGAAGCCGAAGAAATCTACCGGGAAACCTGGCTGTGGCTCAAAGCACGGCACTGCGAAAAGCTAGTGAGCCCCCAGCTGATCAGCCATTATGCCATGGCTGTTTCCCGGTGGATCCAGTGCGAACACGCCATCTCCGAATACGGGTTCCTGGCCAAGCACCCTACCACTAATGCGGCCATTGCTTCTCCCTACGTGACCATGAGCCAGAACTATATGAAGCAGGTGAACCAGATCTGGTACCAGATCTACCAGGTGGTGAAGGAGAACTGCTCTGTGGAGTTTGCCGGAAACACGCCCCAGGATGACGTGATGGAGCGGCTCCTGCGATCTCGAAAGGTTTAAAGGGAGGAAAGTATGGAAAAAACGACCAAGGAGATGAAGCTCATTCCCATCGATGAGCTGATCCCCTATGTAAACAATGCCCGGACCCATTCCCCGGAACAGATCAACAAGCTCCGGGCCAGCCTGCGGGAATTCGGATTCATCAACCCTGTGATCATCGACAGGGACAAGAACATCATCGCCGGCCATGGTCGGGTGATGGCTGCCCGGGAGGAAGGAATCAAAGAAGTCCCCTGCGTCCTGGTGGATTATCTGACAGAGGCCCAGAAAAAGGCCTATATCCTGGCCGACAACCGGATGGCTCTGGATGCCGGCTGGGACGAAGAGATGCTGCGGGTGGAAATTGAATCCCTCCAGGGAGTCGACTTCGATGTAAGTCTCACCGGTTTTAGCGATGATGAAATTGCCCATATCTTTGACGAAGAAACGGAAGCTAAGGAAGACGATTTCGATGTGGAAGAAGAACTCCAGAAGCCTGTGTTCTCCAAAGCTGGAGACCTTTGGCAGCTAGGCAAGCATCGGGTCCTGTGCGGGGACTCTACCAAACCGGAAAGCTATGAAAAACTTCTGGATGGGGTCAAGCCCAACCTGGTCCTGACGGATCCTCCGTACCTAGTTAATCTCCAGAGCACTTCCGGAAAGATCAAGAACGATGACCTGAACGACCAGGAAGGGTACGAATTCCTGAAGAAAGCCTTCTCCTGCTTCCATGATGTCATGGCCCAGGACGCCTCCATCTATGTGTTCTATGCCACCATGAAGGCTCGGGTCTTTTATGATGCCTTTGAAGATGCAGGATTTAAAGTAGGTGCCGGGCTCATTTGGAAGAAACCCAAAGCCCCGTTCATGCGTACCGATTGGAAGTTCAACATGGAACCCATCATCTTCGGGTGGCGGAAAGACGGGAAACACAACTGGTATGGGGATCAGAAGCAGAAAGCGGTATTCGAGTTTGATGGAATTAAGAATAGTAAAGAGGACGGATTTGGGCATCCTTCCAGCAAGCCCGTACCCATGCTGGCTTATCTGATCAAGTTGAGCAGCCAGATCAACGGGGTGGTGCTGGATGGCTTTCTGGGGTCTGCTTCCACCCTGATGGCCTGTGACCAGCTGGGCCGGATCTGCTATGGGGTGGAACTGGAACCCAAGTTCGTAGACGTAGCGGTAAAAAGATACCTGGCTTCTCATAAGAACGAAACGGTAACCGTCCTCCGAGATGGGAAAGAGTACACCTACCAGGAATTGGTAGGTCCTGAAAAATAAGTACAAAAAGGGCTACATTTTGCTTGCTATTATTCGCCTTTAGAGTGATGAATAACAGTACCAAAATACCCTAAGGAGGTACTCATTATGAAGGTTGAATACTACAGACAAGGTGCAGCGAGAAAAGAACTGGTGCAGGCCATCAGCGACATTACCTGCACAAAGGCGAAATACCTGTTTCTTCCCACCCGGGCTTACCAGATCGGCAGCATTCGGGTGGAGGAGTTCGGAACCGTGGAATGTGAAGACGCCGAGCTTCTCCAAAAGGTGGTGAAGGAACTGGTGAACCTGGGAATCAAGCCGGCAGAACCGGTGGACTTTTTGGAGGAAACGGCTCCGGAAACCACGGATCCAGTGGAAACGGTGGCAGCCGAGGAATCCCCAGAGCCAGCGGAAGAACCGGAAACAGCAGGAACTCCTGAAACAGAGTCGGCCCAGAATGGTACGGAATACGCAGAAGAACCGGAAACGAATGAGGCCGATACCCTGACCATTTCCCTTCCGGACAATCTGACGGACGAGGATTTTGCCAAGCTCCAAAACCTGGTGGATTCCAAGGCCAACCTGTTCAGAAAGGCCCTGGGGACCGACAACCTGACCATCCAGCGGGCAGATGGGAAGATTTCCTTCCCCTGGTTCCATGGAACAGGCAGTGCCAGAGCCCAGGCCTATGCCAAACTGGTGACAGCCCTTTGCCAAATGGCCAAGAAGTCTAAACGGATCACCGCCAAAGAGCACGAAGTGCTCAATGAAAAATACACCTTCCGGTGCTTCCTCCTGCGGCTGGGGTTCATCGGACAGGAATACAAGGAATGCCGGAAGATCCTGCTGGAAAACCTCAGCGGTTCCGCAGCCTATCGGGATGGAGGGGAAAAAGATGCGGTTTCCCAATAAAGAAATGCTGGAATTTCTTCGAAGAGAGTATCCTTCCGGGACGCGGGTTATCCTGGTGCGGATGGATGATCCCCAAGCTCCGCCTTTGGGGACAAAAGGGACGGTAACCGGGGTGGATGATATGGGATCTATTCTAGTGGATTGGGACAACGGTTCCCACCTGAATGTGATCCATGGGGTGGATGTAGTCCAAAAACTGAATAAAAAAGCAAAATAACGGATAATTATTCTCGAAATCCCTTGCTATTATGTGCGTTTAGAGTGATTAATACACATGCCAAAGAACACACAAACCTAGCGAAAGGATGACGAGAATTATGAAAACACTGCACTTCGGGATTGAAATGGAAATGACGGGGATTACGAGAGCACAAGCCGCCAATCTGATGGGCGCCTTTTTCGGGACGGGAAGAGGTACCCATAAAGGCGGTGCCTACGACACCTACACTGCCAGCGATGACAAGAGTAGAACCTGGAAAGCCATGAGTGATTCCAGCATTTGGGCGCAGAGAAAGGTGGACGGCCAGATCGAAGGAGCCACCAATGAGTATCGCACAGAAGTGGTTAGCCCCATCCTTTCCTACGATGACATCCCGAAGCTGCAGGAACTGGTACGGACTCTGAGAAAAGCAGGAGCCCTGGTAAATAGCTCCTGCGGGATCCACATCCATGTGGGAGCCGAGCAGTTCACTCCGAAAACCCTGCGGAACCTGGTAAACCTGATGGCCAGCAAGGAAGACATGATTTACCATGCTCTCCAGATCGATCCGATCCGGGAAGGCAGATATTGCCAGAAGACAGATTGTACTTTTCTTGCCAAACTGAACAAAAAGCAGCCTCAGACTATGGCAGAATTTGCCGATATCTGGTACATCCAGGCCCCCTTCGGACGGAATGAACATTACAATTGCAGTCGGTACCACGGACTTAATCTCCACGCCACTTTCACCAAAGGGACAGTAGAGTTCCGGCTTTTCAACGGTACCCTCCACGCTGGGGAAATCAAGGCATACATCCAGTTTTGCCTAGCGTTAGCCCATCAGGCCCTGACCCAAAAGAAAGCCTCGGCCAAAAAGACGGAGACGGACAACGAAAAATATGCCTTCCGGTGCTGGATGCTCCGGCTTGGGCTCATTGGAGACGAATTCAAGACCTGCCGGCTGCACCTGCTGAAACATCTTACTGGAAACGCCGCCTGGAGAAACGCCGCTTGAAGAAGGTAGCTACAGGTAGGGAACGGGGCCCCGAAGGCCCTGTTTCTCTCTCTTGTATACTTGCATAAATATACAGATTTTGCTTGCTATTATGTGCCTTTAGAGTGATTAATAGACATGCCAAAAGGCAAAGATACACAATCACAAGGAGGAAAAAACAATGACGAAGATGGAAATGATCGAAAGATTCTACGGGCGGAACGAGGAACTGGAAAGAAAGTTCGAGGCAGCCGAAAAAGCCGGGGACGCAAAAACCATGGATGCTTGCCAGGATGCCTACCAGGATCTTCTCCAGGAAGTCCGGGCTGAGGGGGAAGCCTTCGGGGATATGATGCGGCTTTACAGCGACATGAAAAAGCATGGCAACAGCCGGTTGGACCTTTCCGGGACCTACCGGGAACCAGAAAAGATCCTCGAAACCTTCCGGGAATTTGGGGTGAAGGAATTCACCTTTTCCTCTACCTGGTCCAGCGCCATCCAGGTGGCTTGGGAATTTACCCAGATGGGCTGCACTCTCAAAGGGATGACCGAGATTTACGGATCTGGCAGGAAACTCATGAGCAACGAATACGAAAAAGTCCCCGCCTACATCTTCAGCCTTTGAGGAGCGGGGAAAACCCAAAAGAAGGAGCCTGCGGGCTCCTTTTCTACTGCAACTTTTAGAAGAAGGGAGGGATCCTCGTGCGGAAACTCAAAAAGTACAAGCCCACCAAGTTCAAAGCTAAAACGTCCACCTACAACAAAGAATTAGCAGATTATGCAGTGGCCTTCATCGAGAGCCTGTGCCACACCAAGGGGACCTGGGCCGGCCATCCGGTGCGGGAATAATGCCCATGGGAGTGTCTATGATTCACGGGGGGTGTTGTTTGTATAAAAAAAGACCCTGCTCAAAACTGGGCAGGGGAGCTTTTATACACTTAATTTCTTTTTGGGCTCAAAGGATATTTTTAAAACCATTCCCATTCCTTCTGCTAAACGCTGCAGGATTTTTAGGGATGGGTTGCGGGTTCCATTTTCGATTCGGCTGATTTCTGTTTGTGCAATCCCAGCTTTTGCAGCTAATTCCTTCTGGGTAAGGTGTTGATTAATTCTTGCGTCCACAATAGCACGGATGATATTCATCTCGGGTTCAAGTTCCATATAAGCGGAAGCGAAATCAGGATCTTTCATTTGTTCCGCTTTGAATTCTTTTAAAGTTTTCAT